ATTTGCTCGTCCAGTTGCTTGACTAGCTTGTATTCTACACCTTCACGGCGCAGGATGTCACGCACCCAACCAAGCGCAGCCGGGAAGCCCCATAGCCAATGGCTGATCGTACCTTTGTCGGACGGGTCGCTAGGTGTATAGTTCTTTTTGTGGCGTGAGTACCAACGACCCATCTGTTTGACGGTTTCCAGTGACAGCGATTTACCTGCCGCAATATCTCGAGCACGAGCAACGCCCGACCCTATACCCGCTTTTCCGGCTTGCTTTGTGTCAAGTCCGCCTTTCCCGCCTGCGTCTTCTCGAGCTTTTAGTCCGCGCTTTGCTGCGGCGACCATGCCCTTAGTCGGCTTGTATGACTTAGCCATGTTTAATCCTCATCGTTGCGGTAGTAACAGTAAACTCCTTATAGAGCCTATATTTTAATTTATACATTTTCTTATTCTTTTATACATTCTTTCTAATAATCTTTAATAGTAGTGTAACTGTGTAACTCCGTAAGGTAAGCCCCGTGCCGCAAGGGTTTCACGGTAATTTTACGAGTGTTACTGTGTGTAACTCTGTACGTCGTATCGTAATGCTTATGTGTTACCGAGTGTTACTCTGAGCGGTCTATGTGTAACCCTGTGTAACCCCACGACGCTTAAAACTACGACGACAGCGACAACGTATCACGTTTTTCGCCGTACCGTACTTGCGGTCACGTGGGTATCTCATCGGCCCCAGAGGCGTCTGGAAAAACTCACCGTATGGAACACCGTCAGGGTTCATAGACGGTACGACGTCATGTTCGTCTCGTTGTTTTCCATCACGCGCTACGTTCCAGTATTGTATCAAATCAGGCGCAAGCGCACCGTCGCCCCGAGACTGTTCCAACGCTAAATCTTGCCCTAAGTCCATAGCGAACATGGATTCCGTACGGGCGATCGTTAGGCTACGCTCGGCCTCACGATTACGCCTAAACGCTGCGACCAGTTTATCGATAGTTGCTTTAGGTAACGGCTTTTCGTCGCGTATGGCACGCTCTACGGTGCGATCCGAACGCTTGTCACGCGACTGACGCTGCAAGGCTTGACGGTCTAAGGTTTCCAAGTATCGGCGGTAATTCTGCACGCTTTGCTCTTGCTTAACCGTTAGGCCTATCGTCTGCTTATAGTCCCGTGCGATTGCTGCGGGTGGTCGTCCTTGCGAAACGGCAGTCGTAACGGCTAGGCGCACCGCTTCGCGCGTCTCGTTGCTTAGGTCTCGGATCAGGTTGAATGAATACTCTTGCACAGCTTGCACCGTATACGGGTTCGTAAACTGTACCGACGGCGTATAACCTGGAATCGTGATCGACCCTGTCGGTAGGATTTCCACGACTAGCCGCCCTGACTCGTCCATAGCTTGCTGTAGCTCGGGCATGAGTAACGCACGGGTGATCGGTTCCAAGTCGTCTAAGTATTCCATCATACCGTTAACGCCACGAGTGACGAGCGCGGTCTCTAGTTCTTTGTACGATACGGATTTGCGCAACTCTTCCCATACTTTGAGAATAGCGTCGCGTATTTTCGGTTGATATTTATCAATAAAGGCAGGGTATGGATCTGACATAGCCGCACACTCATAAAGGGGTAATGCGGCTAGTATAACATTTACGTGCGGATATGTGATTCGATTTCTATTGTCGCTAGGGTGTCTGGCGCTAGATGTATGGTTAAGCGTACTACCGGTAAAGATGTTAGATTGCACGCTGATAGTAGCTTGTTAACGTAACCCGAATAACCTTCGTCAGACTTAACACACGACCAAACAATGTCGGACGCTTCGTCTATTACTATGATATTAGTTAACGTTGCGCAGACTGTTAAGCTTTGCACCTCGGCGGGGTATGTTAGGTGATAGGTATAACGCCCGTGCAGTTGAAGAGGGCGAGCCACGCTACGGCGAGTATGAAGTAGTGACGTTTACGCATTGGCTGAGGCTTTAATTTTTGTAAGTTGCGTGTCGATAAAACAAGCAACAGCCGCACGGTTTAGCGATTTGTCGTCGCCATGGTTAATACGTATATCCAAGTTATAGGCTGAGTGTCTACCTCTGCCGTCAGGCCGTTTCGCTTTTTGCGTGTTTAGTTGTATTTCGCTTTCCACTACAAGCGGCATCAGGTCGCCCCAGTCATTACAAGGGTCAAACTTTCCGACCGCTTGCACACCCCAATCAAAGACCTCGACGATAGTGACCTCTTCTTTATACTCGTCACCTAGCAATGTTAAACCTTCGAATTTAACAAACTTTGACGCCGCGAGGTTAAGCTCGAAGTCACTCCAGCTTTCGTAGTTTACCATTTCTCATTCGCTCCTGTTTTATCAATAATTCGAGGCCGCCGACGGGCCAATACTTAACGCGTATCCCTCGGCGTCCTACTGTCTTAAATGCCAAGCCGTCGTCTACTAGACAGTTTAGCAGGTACTTAATTTGCTTCCAGTCAAACTGTGGTAAGTGCGGTTCGACGTGGCGTGCGTTGATACCGTGATCAGCGCAATCCTCGTCATGGTCACACGGCGGTAATGTGGCGTTGCGTACCGTAGCAGTTAGTAACGCACGGTACGCTCGATAACGCCTGTTTAGGTATGGTACTCGGGGCATTACTTACCGCCCGCACGACCTAGTAATACGGCATACTCCACGGAGTACCACGGACCCGATCCGCCTTTAAGCTGGCCGAACAGGTAGTCGTCCATACATGGTCGCAGGTATTCGACGCGGAACTCGTCACCACCACAGCACACAATGTCGTCAAGCTGTACCAGACGCGTATCGGTGTACTGCGCGGGTTTAAGGTCTAGCGGTGAAGAGTCGACCCACATGTATTCGTCGCGCACCGCTTCGACACTGTCGGCCTGAATGACGATCGTGTCGCCGTCGAGCGTTACCGCTCTGTAAAAATCGGTCATATAATCAGACCCCCATCCATGGATTGACTTTAATCTTGCGCTTTTTCGGTGCGTCAAGGCGTCGAGGCTCTCCGACTTCGCCCGACCACGTAACAGTTACCGACCCGTTAGGGTTGCGCGTCTGAACGGGTGCCGGTTCGCTGCCTTTGTACTGCATACCATAATACAAGTTGGTCAGGTCGGCTTGATGGAACGGAAGACCCGCACAGTACAACGCTTCATTAATAAATTGTTGCTCTGATTTCCATTGCGGTTTTGAGCGCAGTTTGTCGGCGCTGATAGTCATTTTAAATGTCATGATGTACTCCTAGTTTTGTTGACAGGTGAAAATATACCGTGTAATAATAGAAACAGTCAAGTAAATAACGAGATTAATTTCATGTTCGAAGGGATACCGACTAATGCTAAAGACGCGTCCGGGCTGGGATTGCTCTACTATCAATCTACGACCCCCTGTAAACGTGGTCACACATCACTACGACGCGTGAGGAACGGTGTGTGCATGGACTGTGAATCGTTACGTAAAAAAGAACGTCGTAAAAAAGAACGTAAACCTAGTGCGAAGAAATTAGCGGTGGAACTAGGCGAAAAGTCCTATCACGGTAAAAGGTGCGCGGTATGCGATACCAAGGAAAAATACACTAACAGTTCACAGTGTGTTAGGTGTTCCAACCACCACATGAACCACGACGAAGTAAAGCTCTTGATTGTCCGGTTCCCACACAAACACGTAACATGGTACGCAAGCAAAGCACGCCGTAAGGTTTCGGCGATATACGACGCGTACCAAGCTTTAAACATTCCACGACGCGGGAAACCGCGACACTATATAGGGTAATTAAAACCATGACAGATAGACCAATACGCACCGCAGGCAAACCGTCGTACGGCGTAACGCTACATTACGACAAGGAACACACTAAAGTTTCGGCACGTTGTCACTTCCCTTACGTTTGGGTTAACTCTGATCAGCCACACGTCGACAAAGCAACGTACACTGACGCCACGCCGATCGAGCACGAAATGACGGAGTACTCCACAGCAATGATGTGTACCATCGCTAAAATAGACGAGCAGATCGCAACGCTTACAACGCAGCGTGACGCACTTGAAAAACATTTAAACGATTCGTTAATGGTCGGCGTTGTGTCGCCGTTGGAGGTGTGAGTTATGGGTACAGAGATATGGCTCGGAAGGTTCTTCGTCCAGCTCGACGCAGCAACGGAGTTATTTTGGACAGAACGAAAACTGGGTGGGCGGTTATACCACCTGTTAAACGTAGGGGTCTACGATATGCCACACATCCAGAAAGGATGCGGGGCATTCAATATTACGATCCTGTACGTTTCTTTTAAATTCGGATGGATACCTAAACGCTAAAACCAAAAACGGGACGCCTCTCGCAACGTGTCCCGTCTCTATTACTCTTCGTCTTCCGTCGGTATCGGTGGTAAATTTCCCATACCGTCTTCAGGTCGTGCGGGTAATCCCGCCTCTTCTCGTAAATGGTCTTCCGTTTCAGGGTCGTTGAGCATGATGCCCGCTGCGGCCATGTCACGAACAAACGCGCTTACCTGGTCTAACGTTTTCTGAGTCAGTTCACCCGGTCGAACGTATGGCATGTACTCCGGCGGGAATCCGTTTAATTCCCAGAGCATCGGTAACAGTTGTTTATTGACTACAGAGACCATCATTTCTAGCCAACCGCTGATCGCCTTTAAGAACAAGTTGGACTGGTCTTCACCTAGCGCGAGCGATCCGCCTTTGCCGTCCGTACCCAACATTAGGAACGTGGCCAACAGACCGCGAGCGATCGCCGTGTCGTGTCGTTTAATAGCTCGGTCGATATCCCCGCTATTCGATACGCTCGGGGTTTCGAGTTTGAGCTCTGCCGCACGCATCGTCGTATATGAGTAACCGCCTTCGTTGTCCATGTTGCGGTACGGGCTTGCATATATCACCGCGCCCGACTGACTGTTACGCTTGATATTCTTTACCAAGTCCTCGTAAAACTGACAAGCTTGTTTCGCCGTAGTATCGCCCGCGTCGGCTTGCTTCTTGATACTCGCATCGACGTACATCACAGGGAAACCCGCGCCACGTTCGGCCAGTATCGCTTCGATTGCGATCAGCTTTTGCTTGTAGTACCAAGGGCGGTAAATGTGTCTAAACGCGCTACGACCTTCAGGGCTTGATTTATAAGGGGACGCTACGAAATGTAGAGCACGTTCACGCGGTATGAGTCGGTCCCATTGTCCGGTCATGCCGGCCGGTGTGCGTTGGTACAATCCTGTGACTCTGTGCTGGTCATCCAGTTGCCAACCGTCTAACGTTTCTTGCGTCACGAGCATCAGGTCAGCGACCCCGATAGTGCCGTCCGCTTTCTTGTACACCGGCACGTCGAAGTAAGACCAACCAAAGTCGAGACACGACAGCGCGTTGAGAATGAAGTCGTCCCACGTTAAACACTGGTAACGGTCGGACGGGTCGCCTAAATCGTTAAATAACGTATTCTCGGCCCACTCGCGGTACTTCTCTGCCTCTTCTTCGTTGAGTTCTTCGTCGGGTGCCTTATCCACGTAGAACGTTACACCACGGAAGAACGCATCGATACCGAAGCGCATAGCCCCGATCGTCTCATCATTGGTCATTTGTCGTATGGTTCTACGACCTCGACGCCCTCTTAGCTCGGGCTGATACTCGTCGATTACGTCGACTTTACCGTAACTGCCGCTGCGCTCGTAGCCTGCGACCGCTACC